GGTGCCCGCTGGGATAGGTTGAACGATTTCTACGAGCTGAGGAAGACACTCTACCTCTGGCTCTTGTTGTTGTTGGTCGTCAATCTCTGCCATATGCTATACCTCCATTCGGGGAAATAAACGAAGAGTTACCCCGTTAGGAGGGGCGTCGATTAAATAGATGTTTCCATTAGGAAGTTTCATAAAACCTCCACCCTCAAACTCGTTTGTACGAAACACTAGCTCTGTGCCGTTTAGAATCGCCCTGACGTCACGAATACTACGCACAGGGCTAATCTTAAATCCACCAAGTTTTCCTGTCTTATAGCCTTCTGTAGCATATTCACGAATATTACTATTCGTTGTGTGGTCAACCATAGGATAAGGTGCTACTGCATACGCAGGTGTATTTCCGTTAGTGGTAGCTACGACATCCACAAAGTCAAAGTTGTATGCTGTTTCACCAAACACAAGCATAAAGAAACTAGTTGGTTCTTGTGCATTGTTGTTGTGCGCCGCTCCTGAAGCAATGAAGCGTCCTTCATGAGAAACCCCGTGATAAAGCCGAAAGTGTCCATGCGTGTAATACTCTGTCCACACTGAGAGCTGCACATGAAACACCATAACTTTAAGAGCGTAATCTTGAGGAAGGTTAAACTCTGGTAGAGCGACAAACACAAGCTTGTTGGTGTTGTCGTATCCTATCCATGCAGCAGCGGTGTTGAAGCGTAATATCTTCCAAATATTATCAATTTGAAGGGATGCTGACGTTGCGTCATATTGGTCTTTTAGATTGTCACGAGCAGTGAGACTAAATAAACCGCTTTGGCTTAAGTAATAAAGCCCTGTCTCCGAAGCAACAACACTATTAGCATTCACGCATCCCACACGCGTCATGAGTGATACTTGTATGGCCTCCCTTGAGAGTACAGGGTTGTCTCCGGAGCTTACGCGATACACTCCATTCGTGGTTAGGATGAAGTTACTGTCCTGCCACGTGGCTAGTGCCGTTATCTTCTCCTCACTTACAGCGGGAAGTTTAATGTCGAGAGGGTCAGTAGTGAGGACTTCATCATCAGTGATTTGGAAGAAGCTATAAGGAACCTTTGTTCGAGTGTCAAACACAGCACTAACAATTGCGACTTGTGGTTGATGCCTAAACCCACTAAGCGTTAGCCGTGTTTTAAAGAGTGCGGCAGTAGAAGGGTAATAGCCACGAAAATAATCGGCGACATCACCAATACCGTGAATTGGTACATAAGTACCATCGAGGTTGTTTCCCTGAAGCTTCCAGTACGAAGCTACGGCGCTACTCCCTATATGAGTACGTTCCACATTCACCATTTCTACGACACTCAAACTAGGAATTCCCATAGGGTTCCCTGCTTCAAATGAGATGTACTTCACCTCATCTGTTGTATTGGTCGTTGGTGTGTCACTCGTAGTTTTGTACATGTAATAGGAACCATAAGATGTCGCAGCGCCCGTGATGTTTTGTACGACAAGGGCACCATCAACAAGAACTTGAAGGTTGGCTCCCGTTATTCCACGCTTTATCCCATTGAACTTAAGCTCTCGCCTTCTAAAGAAATGTACCGTTGTTGCCTGACTGGCTGCGATTACTGCACCAAACGTGACGAATAGCGGCGTTGGTGTTGTGGTGTCTGTTCCCAAAGTGTAAGGTGCCCCTGTAGAGAAGCTGTACTCTGTTGTGCCTGTTGGCGTTAATGCCACATCGTATGTAAAAGGTGCGGCGAAACTAGTGACACTTGGATAAGCGGTGATTGGATATCTATGAGGTTGTGTCTCTGGAATCGTTAAGTCACTTCTTAACTCTTCAGGAATAGCGACATTCACGTCAGTTGTTGCCGCGAGATGAAGTCTAGGAGCTGTGTTATAGAACCTGTCACCATACCATTGCCGTGCCTCTGCCCACCACTGCCAGGTAACAACGACCAATTCAAAAGTTGCGTTCCCGCTATACGACGTTAATCCTGAGGCTGTGAGTTGTTTGGTTGTAGCGTTATACGAATAATTAACGACTCCTGAGACAAGGACTCTATCTTTAAACAAAAGGAGTGAGCTAGCGCCCAATCCATTAACGACCGCCGCATTGTTGAACACCACTGATGTAGCATTACTTGCCCCCGTTACTTGCTCTACTAACTCTACAAATTGAAGTTGTACAGGTTTGTTCGTACCTGTAAGAAACAACACTCTTGTGGGGATGTCGTTAAGCACGACAACGTGTGCGCGTTGTTTCGTTGCGGAACTACTAAATACGTTGTTTTTCTGTATTGCGGGAAATAGCGCTCCATCACCAAGCGAAAGATAAGCGCGAAGGGCTTGTCCTTCCTTACTCGCGATAAAATTAAAGCCTCTTGCCGTTGTCACACTTGCCATAGACACACCGAAACGCCCAAACGAGTCTCGATACAAAAGCCGAGTCCCTGCGCGTTTCTCCAAACCCCCACCTATCGTAGGCTGTACGTTCACGAGATATGTTGCATCACTCAACGGCATGGAGTTAGGTGTTGATGTCGTATTCAAACCTCCAAATGAGGATACGGCAATTGTGTCTCTTTCCTCCCTACTCATCGAGGTACCCTCCGTTTAAACATGTTTGTACCTGGTGTGGGAGTGCGTTGCTCTCTTGCACGTACAATACGCAACATTGCCTCGTATTCACCTCTAAAAAGCTGAGCGACGTTTTGGTCGTCAAGATGCCTTGAAGCCATTAAGCTCGAAGCAAGTCGTACAACAAGCGGTGTAAAGCGTTCGGGTATTGGAAGAAAGTCACTGACGAGTGATGGTAGTGCGAATGTACGAGTAATATGAAACGTAACTCTATTTTGAGTCGTCACATCATCAGGGTAAGGATGTAACTGCACACGAGCATCATCCAAAATCGTGTATACGCTTGGATAATACGACCTATCATTCAGGGTGATTGGTGTTGGGTTAAGTCGCGTAAAGCTAGGAGTATCTATAAACGCAACGAACACCCGGTTCACAGCGCTACTTGCTGCATCAGGAATAAGGTACTGTACGGCATGAAGTCGTTGATGTGGAGGAAGCGTAGCTATACCAGGTGATGTCCATGATAAGGCATTGACAGTATCACGGAGAAACTCCCAATCGTCTCGCTGCTCAAGTTCTTTTAACGACTCAATCACATAGGTTTGAGCTTTTTGTGAAGTGGGAGTAAGGAAATTAGTTACTCTTCGCTCTCCTACGTTGAGTAAGACCTCATTTACAATTTGAAGTAGGGTACTTGTTGACGTTGCCATAAAAGGTGCTACAATATAAGTCTTAACTTAACCTTACTTAGCTAGACCTTACTTAATAAGGCCTTATAAATAAAAAGAGTAAGGTTAAATACCTTACTCTTTTTATTATACTAAACCTCTTTAAGATTATCTTGAGTGGATGAGCACAGCAGAGTCAGGTCTATACAGCTTAGCTCCGTATAGCTGAGACATTACAACTACATCAGCGAGGTAAAGAGTCTCACGGCTTGACTCAGTACGTGGCTCAATCTGCACACCCATAGCCAGCCAGTCTTTATGAACTAGCATCGCAGAGATTGCAGGAGCGGCATCACTACCAATTGTGAGGGGTAGCGCTGTAAACGTGTTTTGGTCTGGAAGATACTCAGAACCGGTTACGCCGGGAGTTGGTGAAGGAACGCCATTAGCACCATTAACGTACCCCGTTAGGCTGTTCACTCCTATTTGGGTTGTCGCAATAACAGGCATCCCGTAGAGCATACCTACTTTCCCAGAGGCCGTTGGACTCGCCTGACCACTTGGGATAAAATCAAAGTTTATGAAGGCGTCAATCGTTAACAAGTCATTGTATTGTTGCCAACCTACAATGAGCGACCGCCCCTCCTGTGGAACATCAGCGAGGTCAAGAAGTTCCTTTGCCGCTAAGATAGCAGCTTGATTCAGAGGGTTAGAAGCCGAACCAGCAGCGGTACCATCAGCAGTATTGAAAATTCGTTGAGTGGGGATTGCGTTAAGTGCAGCACGGTAACCAAGTATGTAGTTATCCATGTCTCGTGCTAATGCATACCCCGCTTCTCGTGTATACTCACTACGAATATCATGAGAACTTTGCACTTTAACGACATCTTCAATCATGAAAGAAGATTCTTTGTATTGAGTGATGTCGAGAAAGAACTCAGTCTCAGTTCTTGCTTGAAGTGTAACGGGAGATTCAGGAAGCTTGCGGTTGACGGCAGCACGACCAATGATAGGAATCTGCAAACGGTCACCGCCACGACCTCTAAAATTGACGCGCTTTACGTATTGAGAACCTACAAACTTAGCGTCACGAGCGCGTTGTACCTCGTCACTCCAAATTGTAGGAATGAAGGAATTGGCAGTTGTGCGTGTAACAGCAGCGCCGCGATACGCACCTTGTACGGTGGGAGTTGTTGGAAAAGCCATAGGAATTTATAAGAGAATTGAAAGTGATTACACTACCAAGCCATGTTGGTAGGCGTATAAAATTTGGTCGTTATTACGCCGATACTCCTCAGGAGGCATTGCTTTAAGTTGCTCCCTTGTGAACATCGGTTTATTCGACGCGGTATTAACAGTTGAACTTCGCTCGTATCGCGGTACCTGTTGTACAGAACCTCTCTCTGTTTGGATTGCGTTCCAAATAAGGTTGATACCTTCAGGATTATCCAGTGCTGTTCTAGAAGCCTCTGGTAAAGCTTCTAGTCGTTCTTTTATTAGCGTTAATCTCGAATTAAGTTCGTTATCATCGACACCCCAACTAGAACGAAGTTTGTTTAACTCTTTCTCTGCTTGTTGGCGTTCGCGCTCAAGTCTTGTGTTCTCAAGTTCTTGCTTCAGTACTTCAGGAGGGACACCGAAAGTTTTCTCAAACATCTCAGCAAACAACTGCTGTTCACGAGACTCTTGTTGTGTGTCGTCAACGGCGGTGGCATCGGCGGGGGGTTCAATATTGCTAGATGTTACTTCTTCTTCTTGCTTGGTGGAGACTTCTTCATTAGCTTGGATAGCATTGCTTGTGGCATCATTGGTTTCTTGCCCTTCTTCGTAGACGCCTTCCTGGTTGTATTCGTTGGTTTCATAATTTGGAGTTCCGTAAGATACTAGTTCGGCTTGGTGGGGAGTAACTTCAATTTCCATTACATTAAATCCTCCGGTAGAATTTCTTGCTCTTGCTCTTGATTAGCGTCGGCCTCAGGGTCTTGAGCCAGCATGGTGTTAAAGAAATCCATACTATCTCCCTTCGATATTTCATTAGCTTGCAGCGCTGCTTTTAAATGCTCTCCTCCCATCTCTTCAATTTCTTGCTGTATTTGACCTTGACCCGGTACAGCTTCAGGAGCAGGAGCGGGTTCTGTGATGTAAGCAGAGGGGTCATCAAAGCCAAAATGCGACACAATATCAAGTAAGATGCGTTTAAAGTTAATGAACTGAGCCATTTGCTCATTTTGTGCAGCAATTTGTAGAAACTGCACTCGGTCTTGAATGTACCTCTCCCTATCCACAACATGGTCGGCTCCTATAGGCTTTAATACGTAGTCATACTCAAACAGTTCAGGTGATACCTGGTAGTATTCAACTGAACCTGGCTCAAAGCCCGCAATACTTACGACCTCATCCTCAGCAACGAACTGTTGTATTAGTCGGTACAACTTACTAAGCATTGGTTTAAGCGAGGTATCCTCAATATGCTTGAATACCCCACTTAGCCTGTTACCCCCCGCGTCTTTCACAGCTTGAATCTCTGTTGCTGTTACGCGCTCACCCGCTCTTACTTCTCCTGTACCAATAAGAGGAGGAGTTCCGAAATTAGCGTTAATTTTATTCTCAAGGAATTGAGACTCTTGGTATGTCACAGTGAATTGTTGAGGCATACCGATAGGTTGAAGGTTCTCCATTTCCCCTACAGGTATAACGCGTCCAGGCTCCGTGAAGATATCCTCAGGATTAACCACGCCGTCATCAACGTATTTCCACATGGAATCGACACTCAATTCAAGATTGTCGAGGCGTTGGTTTGTAATGATGTTGAGTTCGTGTAATAAACCGAGGTTAGGCTGTATTGCACCAACACCATAAGGCTGCTGCGATAGAGGAATATAAGTCCCTATAATGAAAGGATGACCACACCAATAAGGATTTGGCTCAAATACAAGGAGCTTATCCCCTGCAATAAGCGCATGTACGTCGTGATAGGTGCAATCGGCTAGGTGAACATCTCCCCAATATTCATAGAGCTCTATAGAATCTGTAAGCGAGACATCTTCAGGAAGCGTAATACCTTCAAACACCCTTATAGTTCTAGTGCGATAACCATCATCACTCGAACGCCTGCATGAGAGTCTCATTACATCTATTGGTTTGATGTCGTATAAACCACGCTTCGCTAGGTTCATTACCTCGCTGCGTTTTTTTACGATGCGTCTAATAACCGTTTGATGCTCCCCTGCTTTCTGTGTAGGGTCAAGCCATACATCGAACACATCAACGACATCAAAATCAGGCTCGTTGTGTATAAGCTTGTCTTCTTCGACAATCATAAATGGTGTTTCATCGTTGCTTATCCATTGTGGGGCATTGGGTAGCTTGTAGCGCACCCGCTTTTTAAACTTCATTGTTTCTTTGCGCCAGGGTAAGGCAACTACACTAAGCCCCGTCACTATTAGTTGGCGTAGATAGTTCGCGTAAGAGCTACGAAAATTAGCGGTATCGAGCTTGTTCCTCACGTATGCCGCTACAATTCGTGCGGTATCCATGTAGTTAGGCCGCGTTGGTACCGCGTTAAACCACTGATTGTTTGGAAAGGTTGCCGCCATGAGGTATGAGTGTATAGTTTCCACTGCCTCAAAACCTTTTCCAACGTTGATTCGATGTCGCCAATCGCTATTGACATCACCAACGCTTGTAAGAACCTGTGCTCTAAGATGAGACATAGCTGCGGGAGTTCCTAGGTACATAGCCCACGACTCTTCCCAGACCCTTTCTAAGGCATCCCTTGCTTGGCTAAAGGAGTTCTTTGACTCTTTTATATACCCAACAACTTCAGCACTAACATCTTCTTTTGAGAGCGTTTCCGCTGTTTGTGTGACAGCGAAGTCTTTGTCACGTATAATCATCGTGTTCCACCATATACTTTATTACGAATGCGCTTCGGAGGTAAACGTTTAGTAGACCTCTTGTTTGTTTGTCGTGTGGGGTTCGCTACTTCTGCTACGATTGCTAATACATCAAGGGCGTCATCATGTGCCGCTAGAGGAAACAACGACACCTCACTTTTAAACTCTTGTATTTGCTTAAGCGGTGTAAGCGCATACACCTTCTCGTTTTTCCAATAAGGTTCGAGCATATCGCTAATACGGTCTTCCTTTACCCCTTGTGGCTTGTAGTCATACACCACGAGGGGTTTTCTCTTGTCGCGCTGCACTGCTTGCTTGATGACATAAGGAAATGTCGCGCCTAAGCCTTTCACATCTACGTGTAAATTGAAGAGCTTCCATTTATCCACGAGCTTAAATAGCTGCGTTAAGGTCTCACTAGGAGAGAAACGACCAATCACAAGGTCAAGTATGTAGAAATTCCTTTCATTGTCAAAGCCCGCAACGGTGATTGCCGTGTAATCCGCTGTCTTTAGTTGTGAAATAGCGGGGTCTAGCGCGAGTACCGGCCTGACCTCAATTGGCTTGATTTTATCAGGGACTCTGATGAAAACTCTTCGTTCCTTCACCTCGCATTGATTTTCTTCAATCCACTTAATAGACTCCCATTTGAGAACCTGCTCTCCATCGGGAATGATTGCGTTAAGGTACTGTGCTGCAAATCGACGTGTTGTCAGCCTCTTTTGGAGAAGTCTCACAACACGTTCATTGAACTTTTCAGGATAGGTGAAGCCGCCAGAGGCATCAACGCCGTTTTTGTAAACGTTGCGAATGTACGACACAAACTCAAGCTCATCTTTGTTCTCTAGTATTGAGTCGTAGAAGTCTCCGCCAAAGTACCTTGTACCTGTTGTGATAATCTCCTCACCTACCTCCTCAACGAATTTTGTACGTCCTTTTGTGAAGGATTCTCTATGTAGTGGGTCGAGGACACTATCAAGGTCTTGAGTCCACTCGTAAATCTTTTCCCGCTTTCCAGGGGTATCGCTGTTCTTAAAATCAACAATGTCGTCAAGGATAACCAAATCGTAATGGTCACCTGTAACCGTTGTACCAACGCTGGTAGCGAGAATTGTTGGTTCCTTGAATTTCCCTGGGCGCACGACTTGCAGCGCCTCCGCGTTCCATATAATCTTTCTATCAACGGCATTCGTGTCGTCATCTTCTTCGTAATCCCTTCTTGAGTTTCTTCTTCTTCGTCCCGCTGCATCGAGAGCGGGAATCATCAAACCCTCTACATGAGGTCGGTTATTCCAAATTAATTCTTGCAATTCCCCATCTTCAAAATATTGCCGTAGCTCCCTTATGAATGACCGTGCAAGGCGCTTCAAATTAGTGCTGAGTAGGATTCTAATGTTTGGGTTCCTATAGACCCTCCAAAGAACGTACAAAATCAAAAGAGTACTTTTAAGGTGTCCTCGCGCGACAACCATCAGTCTCCTCCTGTCCTTGTCTTGCACGTCCTTTGATTGAGCCTTCGTAAGGAACTCCGCCATTTCAAAGTGAACGTTGCTAAACTTCTCTCTACCTCCATGAAACGACAAAATATCAGCAAAAGTCCAGATGTCGTGTAATGCCTTCACCTTCTTCGTATGTGGAACGGGGTTCGCCATAATGTGTCTCTACATAAAGATTCTTGAGCCTTGAGAAGCTTGCCGTCTCGCTTGAGTCATCAACTGCTGCATTAAATCAACGAGACTCGCCTGCCTCGCAAACCTATTCTGTACAAGGCTGTTATTTTGCTGTGTACGGAGTCTTTGAAGCTGTTCTTCCTGCGCACGCATCTTGTCTTCCTGAAGCCCTTTACGGTCATTGAGGAGCTTTTGGAACGAAGAGATGCTCGTTGTCGCTGCCGCCCCTCCTGAAGGAGCCGCTGCGACACTTCCTCCAGGAGTTTGTTGAGTAGGGAGCCTAGTGATGTTTTTTAAAGCGTCGTTTATAGTGCCTATTACGGGTACTGTTGTTGCCATATCATTACACCTTCTTACTGTCCCTTGCTTTCTTAAGCTGCGCTTGCCGCGCCGACTCCTTCTTTGTAGCGCTCGTTAGTTTCTTCGCCTGCTCGGAGGTTTCTTTTTTTAGTTGTCGCTTCTGTTTGGAGACCTCTGTGTTGTTTATGTTGTGTTTATTTGCAAAACGAAGGAGAGTAGAGGCCGTTGGAAAGACTTCTTCCAATGGCTGATTATTGCTGCCTCGATTATCTTGGTTTGTTGTTGTCATTTCTCTTTTCCTCTTGTTGTTGTTTCATGTCTTCTCTCATGCTTTGAATCGTTGATTCAAGGCTTGATATCTTTGTCTCAAGGCGATACAAGGGAAAGTCCCTTAATGTCGCCTCTACCGTGCTTAAGCGCATGTTCAGGGATACGAAGAAGCCCGTGATGGTAAAAAGAGTACCTCCCAATAAAACAACGGCGTTGCCTAACGACAACACTCCCTGAATGGAGGATGACCTTCCTTCATCTTCCTCTCTCCCTCGACGAGGAGTTGGTAAATCGTTCATGTCTATGCTTTTAGAGTTGTCAAAACTTAATTAGCTGTACTTTGATATTGCTGTATTTTCCATGTTTTTCAAAGCCTGAAACACTTGGTATAGTCCAGTTTCTCTGTTGTGGAGATGTCGATTATAAGGAGGTTCAAAGCCTCATTCTTTCGTTGACCTTTATGTGTGCAGCAGACT